CTTCAGCTGCCTTCATATGGGCATCAACAAATTTATTCGGTATCATTGGATTTCGATTTATCTTTTTTGCTGACCCTTTCCATCTTGCGAGAATGAAGTTCAGCCTGAATCATAAGATTCTTGTATGTGTTTCGTTCAACGGCATTGACCATAGTTGCCATTGTTCGTTTTACTTGCTTTGGGAGTTTAAAGTTTTTATCAGATTTCATAGTGTATATTATATCAAAAAATTCAATCAAGGTGTGGCAATAATGGGGGTCATTGCGACCCCCAACCGATTAGGCGACTTTCTCTTCCTGAAGTAGTTGTGGTCGGAAAGATTTTAGTTCTGTTCCAATTTCAATCTTCTTAGGCTTCTTATGTTCAGGAACAATGTTCTCTAAACCAATTTTGAGAATGCCATCTTTGAATTCCGCACCCTTTACTTCAACAGTATCGGCAATACGGAGTGTTTTGGTGAAAGAGCGGGTACCAATACCTTTGTGTAGATATTGACCTTCATTCTCTTTATCTTCTTTCTCACCCTTAATGATTAAATTACCATCATCGACAGTAATATCAATCTCACCCTTTGAGAAACCAGCAACTGCCAATTCTACAATGTAGCGATTGTCATCTAGTTTAAGGATGTTGTGGGGTGGGAATGTTGACACCGTTTTTGAAATATTACTATCCAACATTTTTTCCATGTCATGGAATAGTCTTTCAAAACCAAGTGTAGCATGATGTAACGGACCAAATGAAATATGTCCTAGTGTCATATAGTTCTCCTATTAAGCGAGTTAATGTAAATGTGACCCCAAAGGCATCACAACTTTATTTAGTCTCCAAGACATAAGCGTCCTTGTTAACCAAATAAATTCTTCCAGGCAATTCTGGTTTATACACCTTAATGAAAGTGTATAAATTTTCTTGCACAATATCTTTTATATCCTTACAATAGACAATTTCTCCATTGTAACGGTTTTTCAATTTCACGGGTTTCATAATCTAATCTCATTTTAATAGTCGTGTAGTTTTTTGCCAATGTTATATTTAGCAATCAATTCCCAATCATCTTTTTCTTTAAAAGAGATTATCTTAATCTGATGTAGTGGTGCAATATTGTCTTCTAACAATTTGCGGTTAAGTATCTTTACTAGACCCCATTCTTCAAGTAAGTTTGCAATTGCATTTCTTCTTTGGACATCGTTCTCTGAAATGTTTGATGGTTTTCCATCAAGTGCAAACAACTCTTTAAAATGCACAATGTAATAATGACCTTGTTTGTGCAAAATGTGGCATGATTGGTAAAGAACTTTTTCTTTGCGTGAAGACACACCAATACGGGTAAGTGTTTCCCTAACTTTCAAAAAGTCATCTTGTTCGTTGAGTGTAACCTCAACAAACTTGCTCAAGTCTACCATTTTATTACCTCTTCAATCCACCGATATCGGTTTGTTCTTTTAGTTGTTGGATTTGTTCTTTACTGAGCAGGCGTGCAGCTTCTGATGCTTTCGAGTCAGAGAAGCCAAAGACTTGTTTTATACATGTTAAATCTTCACTTTTCGCAGACTTTACCCACTTCGCAAACGGCCGTTTCTGTGACCGCACGGTATTTAGTAAAAAGTCATTTTGTAACTTCTTATCTAGGTAATGTTTGATGTTCATCTCATTCGCATACATGATACAGTCTTTGTGATAAGACAGACCTCTATTTACCATAAACGGCGAATATTCTTTCTCTGTCTCTTCATCAACTATCAACTGCTTTTTGTTCTGCATTATTGCGTTTAAATAGTCAAATGGGCTCATAACATTCTCAATAATCCAATAGTATCAATAGTCGTTAACAGTATGTAGTTAGCAAGCATGCCGAAAGATTTCCTAGTATAACTAGCCCAAGCATACATGGCACAGCCACTAATCCAAATGGGATAAAGCACCAATAACGGAGGGTTTGGGACTGTGAGTGCCATAGTAATGCTACAGCCAATACTGATAGCCCAAGCAAGCAACTCAACAACAAAGCGCCAACGATTAGAACGAAAATCATTTTTAATCCATTCAAAAGTAGGTGTGAATATATCTATCATGTTAATTGTATACTCACATTAGAAACCCACAAACTCTTATAGATTTCAGAATTCAAAGGTGTTTTCAACCTGTAAATCAATTCATCTTCTATGTCTTCCATTTTAAATGAATCTATCAATTCAAAGTGGAATGTTTTTATTGTTAAGTCTTCATATTCTTGACCATACAACTTTGCATACTTTTCACCAGCAGCATGATTCTCATAGTCTAATGTTGAACCAGTTGATGCACCAAAAAATCTAGCAATTCTATTTCTTATAGATGTGTTAGAATACCCAACATAAAGAGGTTGTTTGTATTTGTAAAAACAATAGAAACCAATAACATCTAAGGGTTCTTTTCCTTCTTTGAAGAAGCCCTTCTTAGTGCTATTATTTGGTTTAATTATTATATGTGACTTCTTTTCAAAACCTGAAATGATTTCTTTTGCATAGTCGGAAGCTTCAACTACTATCTCACCGAATAAATTTAATTTCATACAAACTCACAGTTCACCATCAATTCTGTTAAACAAGCAACCATATTAATTTCTTGGTCTGCAACAAACGCTTGTTTGTATTGGTAATCTGCAAGAATCAAAACTGCTTGAGGAATAGATTGTGGTTTCATTACATCATACATTGCATCATACAACTGACGGAACAAAATGTTCGCATCGATATCAGATGCACCAACCCATTTACGAATTGCACCAAAGTCTTTTGATTTGACATGTTTCACAATCTCGGAGATTTGAACATCACCAATCTGTGCAAGGATGCCGGAGTCAATCTTACCAAACTGACTGTATCGTTGCAGTTCGTTTAATGCACGGCGAAAGTCTGGAAAGTGTTTCTTAATTAATTCTGCAATAACAGAATCTTCATACTCAACTTTTTCACTTTGCAAAATTGATTGAATTCGTTTAAAGAAAGCACCTGCCATCTTAGCCTTCTCACCATTCTTCAAACTGAATTCTACAACCGCACAGCGAGAATGTAATGGTTCAATCAACTTGTTTTTGTAATTACAAGTAAAGATGAAAGAACAATTACCAGCAAACTCTTCAATAGAGTTTCGCAGAATTGCCTGTGCTTGTGGAGTTAAATAATCTGCCTCATCAAGTATGATGACTTTCCTGCCACCTGTTAGTGACATAGATGAAGCATAGTTTTTGATTTTGTATCGAATAGTATCGACACCGTTCTCATCCGAACCATTGAGAATCATAAAATCGCAACCAATCTCGTTGCACATGGCCTTTGCAACAGTTGTCTTACCGACACCTGCGCCACCAGTTAGCAAGAGATTGGGGATTTGTTTTTGATTGACATACTCCTGAAAGGGTTGTTTCAACCTCTCAGGCAGTATGCAGTCAGCTACCGTTTCAGGACGATATTTCTCTGTCCATAACAAATGTTCCATTCACACACCTCATAATATAATATAAAAAAATTAAACTTCGTTGAGTCTAGCACAAACTTCAAGGAAGGTTTCGTCAATCTGAAATGTTTGACCAGTTACAGTAAACAAATTTGTAGTTGTAGATACTTCATTGGTATCTGGACTAACATATATTGCTTCCCAAACTGATACTACATGTGCAGGATTAATAGCGACAGATTCATTCGCATTACCCTTATAGGCGTTTTTAAAGAATTTAACTGCCATTATAGTCCCTTTGAAAGTTCTTCAATACGGAGTTTCAATACACCAATTGCAGTATTAAAATGTCCTGTACCTTCAGACTGTGGTTTGTAGTAATCTCTTTCTAAGATTTCTACTTCAGATTGTAACACATAAATGTATTCTTGTTTGGATAACTTTGGAAGTTTGTGTTCCTTTTGTTCGATTTGAACTAAAGGAATTTCTTCATCATCAGGAAATGCATCAGAGTATTTCATAATTAAGCCGCCTCAAACTTAGAACCTTGTTCAGTTGTAATCCAATACTGAAGTGGTTGTGTTTTGTGTTTGAAGTGTGAAATGCCTTTAGAAGAGATTGATACTTCATAACCGCCAGCAAGAATCTTACTTAGGTTTTCTGTCTTAAAGACCATACGATACTTACTGCCGTCACCATTAGCAATTTCAAGTGCATCGGTGTGTGCCGAATCATTCTGTAAGTCAATCGTTACGATATTGATTTTCTTACCATCAGATTCGATAGCAACTTGTGGTGAAGATAGAACAGAAGCAGCTCGCATTACCCAATCATAATCTTCAGCAGAAAGATTAAACTTAATCTCTGCATCAGGCATTGTTAATTGCTTTTCAGGAGGCAACTTCAACATTGTTGGTTCGCAAAAACGATACTTGATTTTGCTACGACCTTTGTTGCCAACAATAAGAACATGTTTATCTTCAAACTCAAATGTTGGGTCATCTTTATGCAAAGATACGACCGACAAAAAGTTATTCAAATCATAAACACCAAAGTCAGCGGGAATGTTTTCTTTGATATCAACTTCAGCAAGAATGTTCTTTTGTGAAGAAACAGTTTTCAATTTCTGTCCCTTCTTAAACATAATGCCTTGGTTAATTGCACCAAAGTTTTTCAAAACGGAAAGTGTGTCACTAGATAATTTCATTTAATACCTCTCATAATTAAGTTTTATCATCAACAGAATACATTATATCATGTTCGTATAGAAACATGAGGCAACAAAGAGCATGTGCAAGGTGATTTTTTCCTGATTCAGGATCATTTTGCTCTCCTTCTTTCCATGCCCACAAATGTCTTTGCATGGCATCAAAGTACCTTCGCTTAGAATCTGGAACATGTTTCCAATTATCTGGTTCGTATTTCTCCGCACCAAATGTTAGAATCTCTACTGTTGCTTTCAATGCAAGTGGTGGCAGTAAACCATATCTTAGTTTACCACCATCAAATTTTCTGCCACCAGTTGTGGCAGTTTGTGAAGCTTTTACAATGTCATCTGTCATAGTTTACCGGTATACTGAGCAACAGCAGGCATATTACCTGTAAATGCATAAGTGCCGATGTGTTGTGTTTTCATCCAAGGACATAAGAAAATTTGTCCACCCATTTTACGCCACATTTGACAGAACATATAATCTTCACTTAGATAGCGGTCTGAACCACCACCTGTGATTGATTCTTTAGAATCGATTACTGTATCAAAGTAAGCGTGAATATACCTTGAACCATCAAAGTTAGCTTGACCAACATGGTCAGGTTTGTATTTGATAGTTGGATACTCTTCTTTCATTTTATCGAATACATGGCGTTTAACCATCATGTAACCAGTACCAATTTCCATAACTTCAAGCGGTTCTGTCACTTGAAATTGTTGTGTACCTTTTACCACATTGAAAACATATTCACCAACAAGTGCTTCAAGTTCTTTTGGTTGCATGTCTGGATGATTTCTTGCTGCTTGAGCAATGTTACTCCAGTTCATTGATTTCTTAGGATAAGGTCCACC